TTCCAGGCCGGCTGCTTTACGTACCAGCCATCAACAAGCGGACCCGCGATGCGCAGATTCGCTCCGAATTCAACGGCCGCAACTATGCCGACCTGGCTAAAAAATACCCTAACAGAAACGGCACGCCGCTATCCAAGCGCCAGATACGTCGGATTGTAGAAAAGAAAGACGGGGTATAACAGCATGAAAATTACAGCATCCATTGACCTCAAAGAGGTCACCAAGCTGCTTGGAGACACACCAAACACCATTCGAACCGCAGCCAGAAACACCCTGAACGACAGTGCCTTTTATGGGCGGGATAGGGTTTACGACAAAATGCGAAGCGCCTTCAAAGGCGGCGCAACACCGTTCTCGCTCCGCTCGTTTCGGGTAGACAAGGCAGACAAAGAAAACCTCGTGGCCAGCGTTGGCCTGCGCGTAGACGGCGCTGGAAAAGGTGGCCTATACAACGAAGTGCTTGAGCACCTGTTTCATGGGGGCAACCGTGTATACAAGAAAATGGAGCGTGCCTTCTATAGGATTGGCGTGCTGAACAGCGGTTACATCATGGTGCCAGGAGCGGGTTGTCAGTTGGACGGCTTTGGAAACCCGGCCCCATCATTTATCACCCAGCTCATCAGCTATTTTGGTGGATTCAGTGAGCAGGGCTACCGCGCCAACATGAAGGACAAGCGGAAAAAATCGCTGGGCAAGTACGGTAAAACAGAGCGCGGGTACAAAACCATCAACGGCGTTGTTTACTTCATCAGCCGCGGGCCAGGTAACTGGTTTGGCGGTCGCTCCTGGGCACAGGGTAGAACGCAACACCTGCCTGCAGGCATCTGGAGAAAAACCGGAATCCATGGCGTAAAAGTGCAGCCAGTATTCCTGTTTGTTCGGCACGGCGGCTACCAGCAGATCATTAACCTGGAAGATATTGCTCAGCAGACCCAGAAACAGATGCTGAAGATCTGGGAAAGGGAACTAACTATTGGTTACCAGAAAGCCAGAGGCTAAATAGAAATGAGGTTTGGTTCTGTATGTTCTGGCATAGAAGCCGCATCGGTAGCTTGGGAACCGCTCGGTTGGAATGCTGCATGGTTTTCAGAGATTGAGCCTTTCCCGTGCGCCGTTCTGGCGCACCACTATCCAGATGTGCCGAACCTTGGCGACATGACCATGTTGCCGGACCGGATTGTCGCTGGCGACGTGGAAGCGCCAGATGTGTTTTGCGGCGGAACACCATGCCAAGCCTTCAGCGTTGCCGGTAAGCGCCAGTCGTTAGACGACGCACGCGGCAACCTTTCCCTTGTTTTCTGTGAGATAGCAAATGCAATTGACGATGTTCGATCAGCTGGAGGAAATGCCCCAGCCATTATCTTCTGGGAAAACGTCCCGGGTGTTCTCAACACCAAGGACAATGCCTTCGGCTGTTTTCTTGGAGAACTTGCCGGAGAAGACTGTGCGCTTCAACCGCCAGGGGGGGGGAATGGTCGAACGCTGGTGCTGTGTATGGCCCCAAAAGAGCAGTCGCGTGGCGGGTTCTTGACGCCCAATACTTCGGAGTGGCCCAACGCCGCCGCCGTGTGTTCGTTGTCGCAAGTGCTCGAACAGACATTGATCCCGCAGCGATTCTTTTTGAGTTCGACGGCCTGCGCCGGGATACTGCGCCGAGCAGAGAAGCGGGGAAAAAAGTTGCCTCCGCAGTTAGAACAGGCATTGTCGGCGGTATCGACTACGAAGGAAACGGACACAGCGAAAACGAACCAACAGGGCCATTGTTGAAAGGTTCGCCAACGGGCGGAGGCCATCCATTACCCGCTGTTATAACGAGCGCCAGAATAGTTGCCTTCGGCGAGTACGCAGACGATGGCACAGCAAGCACATGCAAAGCGCGTGACTACAAAGATGCAACCGATCTGGTTGTTCATCCTATCGACTGCCGCGGCGTTAGCCCGACGCTGACATCAAAGATGCAGGGTTCAAGCGGCTGGGCGCCATACAACGAGACAGAGCACCTTGTGCCTGTAGCGCAGCCGATTCCGTTTGATACAACGCAGATCTCCAGCCGACATAACGGCAGCAATCCAAAGGAAGGTGATCCATGCCACCCGCTGGCGGCAGGGGCGCATGCGCCAGCTATTGTTGTCCACGGTACCCAAGACCCGTGCACAGACGATCACGTTGCTTTCGCCCTTGGCCGCAATAGCGGTCAAGAGAACGCTGTGGTGCTGCCCGTGGCATACACGACAAAACTGCACAACACTTCCAGCAACAACGCCGGAAAGCTGTTTGAGGAACGTACACCTTGTCTTGACGCCAACAGTCCACCGCCTGCACTGCTGACGCCTATGGCTGTGCGCCGCCTGACCCCAGTCGAGTGCGAACGCCTGCAGGGTTTTCCCGACAACTACACGCAGATCCCATGGCGTAATAAGCCCGCTAGCGAATGTCCTGATGGCCCGAGATACAAGGCGCTGGGCAACAGCTGGGCTGTGCCGAATGTCCGCTGGATTGGTTACAGAATAAGGCTTGCAGCAGAATTAGCCATGGATAAATAACGAATTATTCAGAACATTGTAAAAAAGTGACATTTTTCAAGAGAAATGTCACTCCGTAATGGGCAGCATCCCTGTATTACCACAAGGGGTGCCTCATGGCCTTTACGCAAGCGGATTTAGACAGGGTTAACAAAGCCATCGCCACCGGGGAGCTATCCATCGGCCTTGGCGATATGCGCATTACCTACCGGTCGACAGAAGAGTTGATACAGGCACGCGACACGATCATCAAAGATCTACGCGCCCAAGCTAATGCATCGCGGTCGCCGCGCTTTGCAGTTGCGGACTTTTCGCAATGAGCAAGTTAAACGCCATTGACCGGCTGGTCAGTTTTTTTAGCCCGACGGCTGGGGTGCGCCGCCAACAGGCCCGCACCATCCTTTCGTACTACGAGGCAGCCAAGCCCAGTAACCTGCGTAAAGGCCGGCGAGAAGCCAACACCGGTAATGTGGCGGTAGGCCGTGCCGGTACCAGCCTGCGGGAACAGGTGCGCCACCTGGAACAGAACCACGATCTTGTTCTGGGTGCCATTAACGCCCTGGTAAACAACATCGTCGGACCAGCGGGCATTGGCATAGAGCCACAGCCGCGTAGCCTGGATGGCGAGATCCATGACGCCTTTGCCCAGCGTCTTTCGGAGCTTTACAAAGACTGGTGCAAGCTGCCAGAAGTGACGCGAGAGCATGATTTTGCCTCGGCCCAGCGTCTGGCCTGCCGTACCTGGGTGCGTGATGGCGAAGTGCTGGCGCAACTGGTTGAAGGTATTTCTCCGGTGATTCAACACGGCTCCAGCGTGCCACTATCGATTGAACTGATGGAACCCGACCATGTGCCGCTGCAGATGACGGCACTGGATACGCAGTACGTGGTCAATGGCAATAACGTCGTTCACGGCATCGAGATCAACGGCTGGGGCAAGCCGGTTGCCTTTTGGGTCTACAAAGAACACCCGGGCGATTACCCCGTATACACCAAAGGCCCAGCCCTGAAGCGCGTGTCTGCCGACCGCATGCTGAAGCTGGCCAACATTACCCGTATTCGCCAATTACGCGGTGTTAGCGCCTTTGCCGCCGTGATTGAGCGCCTGGAAGATCTGAAAGATTACGAGGAATCCGAGCGCGTTGCTGCCAAGGTCGCCGCATCCATGGCGGCCTACATTAAAAAGGGTGGGGCCGATATTTATACGCCGCCGGAGTCTGCCAATGAGCCGCAGCGCTCTATTCGCTTCCAGGCAGGCATGGTCTTTGATGACCTGAAGCCCGGCGAAGAAATCGGCACGATTGATACCAACCGCCCGAACCCGAACCTGGAAACCTATCGATCCGGCCAGCTACGCGCCGCCGCCAGCGCCATTGGTCTGACCTACAGCACCATGTCGCGCAACTACAACGGCACTTATTCCGCCCAGCGGCAGGAGCTTGTCGAGGGCTGGTCATCTTATGCCGTGCTGTCTGACGAGTTTGCCAAAAAGTTTGTACGACCGATTTACGAGCGGTTCATTGATATGGCCATTGCCAGCGGCCAGCTGCGCGTGCCGATGGATGTGGACATGGAAACCGTTTACGACTGCCTGTTCATTGCCCCGCAGATGCCATGGATTGACCCAGAGAAAGAGGCCAAGGCCAATGCCGTGATGGAAGACCGCGCATACATGAGCGGCCCGGAAATCATCCGTAAGCGTTGCGGTAACCCACGGGATGTGATTGACCAGCAGTCGCGCTGGCTACGCCTGAAAGAGAGCCGTGGTATCCCGGCGCCGCAACCATCAAATAGCGCGCCCGGTGGTAACGGTCAACAAAACAATGAACCCGCAAACCCGCCACAGGATTGAGTTTCGAAAATAGTGACATTTTTCAAGAGAAATGTCACTCCGAAATCGGCACAGTCAAATTTACTCGAACAAACACCCATCCGGACACCATAAAGGAAACCGAATGTCTAACCAAAACAAACCCTGGTACCAGATCAACGCGCTTACAACGGCGCTGTCGCTCGCTGCCGTTCAGGTGAATGCCGAGTCTGTTACCGAGATCCTGATCTACGGCAGCATCGGCAGCCGCTGGGACGAAGAATCCGTCACGGCATCGCGCCTGGTGCGCGACCTACAGAACATCAAGAGCGACGTGATTCGCGTGCGTATCAACAGCGTTGGCGGCTCGGTACCTGATGGCATCGCCATCTTCAATGCCCTGAAGCGCCATGACGCCACCATTGAAGTTTACGTAGATGGCATGGCGGCATCGATCGCCAGTCTGATTGCCATGGCCGGCGATAAGGTCACGCTGGCCGACAACGCGCTGCTCATGATTCACGCCCCGTGGACATTTGCCATGGGTAACTCGGCCGATCTCCGTGAAACCGCCGATGTGCTCGACAAGTTTGCTACGGCCATGGCGACCAGCTATGCCGAAAAGTCAGGCAAGACCGAACAGGAATGCCTGGCGCTACTCACCGACGGTAAAGACCACTGGTTTACCGCCAAAGAATCAGTTGACGAGGGTTTTGCCGATGCAACCGCCCCCGCAGTTGAAGACGGATCAACCCAGGCTGCAGCCATGCTCAGCATTTTCTCGAAAGAGGATCTGGCGCGATTCAACCCCCCGGCGGCTGCCGCCGCCTTCTACCGAAAGGAAGCTACGATGCCTCACACCAACCCGGCGGCTAACCCGCAACCCGCCACCCCGACCCCGCAAGCCATTGTTACGCCGCAGCCTGTTGCACCGGCTCCGACGCCTGCATTTGCTCGCACTGCAGAAATGAATGCCCAGATCGCTGCGCAATTCAAGCCGTTTGCCTCGCGTGACGGTATCTCTGATCTGGAGCGTAGCATCCTGCTGGACCCCAGTATTACCGTTGAAGCGGCTGGCACCATGCTGCTGGCCAAACTCGGCGAATCCGCAGAACCGGCAACCCCGAAAGGCGCCATGCCGCATATCACCACGGTTGTGGACGAAGGCGACAAATTCCGCGCCGCCACTACCCAGGCACTGATGGCCCGCGCCGGTCTGGATAAGCACGACGATGCCAACCAGTTCCGTGGCCATACGCTGCTGGAAGTCGCTCGCGCTTCGTGCGAACGCAACGGCATCCGTGTTGGCAATATGGGCAAGATGGATATCGTTGCCGCTGCCTTCACGTCGACATCGGACTTCCCGGCGCTGCTAACCAACGTGGCTCAAAAAGCCATGCTGAAAGGCTACGAAGAAGCCAACGAAACCTTCCAGATGTGGACTTCGGTCGGCATTCTCCCGGACTTCAAAGAAGCCAAGCGTCTGGATCTGAACACCTTCCCGGCACTGGATCAAGTGCGTGAAGGCGGTGAGTACAAGTACGCCAATATCGGTGAGCGCGGCGAAACGATCCAGCTGGCCACCTATGGCAAGCTGTTCGCCATCACCCGTCAGGCCATCATCAATGATGACCTGAACGCCTTCAGCAAGATCCCGCGTCTGATGGGTCGCGCCGCTATCCGTACCGTAGGCAACCTGGTCTACGCCGTGCTGACCGGCAACCCGAATATGGCAGACGGTACGGCACTGTTCCACGCCGACCATAAAAACCTGCTCACGGGTGCCGGCCTGTCTACCGCTGCTGTCGACGCCCTGCGTGTCGCCATGGCAAAGCAGACCGATGGCAACGCCAGTGCCCTGAACATCCGCGGCACCAAGCTGATCGTTCCGGTTGCCCTGGAAGGCCAAGCCCGCCAGGTCAATACGGCTGAATACGAAGTCGGCGCCAGCGCCA